GCAGCCTATAACGCTTCAAAGGACTCCAGCGCCTCTATAGGGAATATTCCCTCAAACTGGGAGCGCCCACCAGCCAAGATAATACTGTCCCTTGGCGGACCTTTAGCAGTAATTAACATAGGACAAGTGTATAATCTAAACGTAAAAAATGGAGCATTGAAAAATTTATTTGGGAGCAGGATGTATGGGGGAACACTTAAATCTGCTTTCCAAATAGATAATACGTTCGCGGCAGCAACTCCAGAGGAACTTCGAACGTTGTCGTTATTTGAAGGTTTAATGGGAAACCCACCATTCGACGTAAATGAAATGTTAAACTCGATTGGTGAATTAAGAAAATTTTTGGATGATTATTTGGACCACGATGGAGAAGCTTATCAAGCATATATTACTCTTACAGGTAAGTTCTATTTAAATACATTCTTTAAAAGGTTTAACTATTACGCGGCGCACAACCTTTTATTGAAAGTTGATGGAAATCCCTTGCTAGAGAATTTATACGACACAGTAAAACTTACTATGAGTCCTGCTCACTTTCCCGCATTATCAATTTTATCTAAAAAAGCATTTGTTGAATCTGCTGTGTTTAATAAAAAATATTTTCAAAAAGATTCAGATACACTGTATTTTAAATTACCCCTTCTTTATTTCAGAAGAGGTTTTAACGCATCTTTGTCGTCGCAACCAGTGTCTGCAGAACCATATGCGATGGAATCAAATTATCTACCTGGACAACCTTTAGATGCTCTAGGTCAAGCATTTACTGCATCTAATTTTAATCTTACCCCGCAAGGTTTAAAAAATATTATAGCAAGTAGTTCAGAATATAAATCACTCATAGATAACATACAATATAAAAATGTTCTCTCTTTTGTGTCTATTTTGGTAACAGAATTGATTCAGAAAAATTATCCTTTAGTCAATAGTATGTTTGATAGCACACTGGCAAACATAAGATCAAACTTAGCTCAATTGTTAAACATTGCAAATAGAGGCAACGATCCTGATTTTTATAAAAACAATCCATTCCAAGAACTACCTTCGGTGGAGTATGATATGGATTTGGTTTCTCTTGTGCTTCAAGCGCTGCTACAAGCTATAGCAAATATATCAGATCCTACCTGGGTAACTCCCTGGTTTTTACCTGGACCACTATCTCCAATTGGAATTATTGCTAAAATTCTAGACGGAGCAGGAGATTCAAACCCAGGTGACAATCGAGATAAAGCGAAGGGTGCTATAGATAATGATTTGTTATGTGAAGATGACTAAAATCAAAATGGTTAGTAATTTTCAATAAAACTATTTATAAAAAAGGAGTATAGGGATGCCTGTTGGATTAGATGCCGCTTTACCTTTAACAAAAGATAATGATGATGCGTTTTACACTCTAACAAAAACTTTAAAAGAGAACACTCAACAAAAAGTAAAAATGCTAATGCTAACTGCTCCTGGTGAAAGAATTATGATACCGGAATATGGAGTTGGACTAAAAAACTTTTTATTTGAAAATACACCCGAGTTTGATATATTCTCTAGAATTAAAGAACAAGTTAGAACTTTTTTACCTGAAATAACAATTGTATCTTTACAAATATCTCAAGCGGACGAAAAACTAGTTTCCAAGACTGGGCAAAGAAACAGTTTATCAATATATTTTTCATACTTAATAGACGGAATTAACTTACAAGACAGTGTAAATATTGTCGAGACAATTGATACATAGGGAAAATAATATATGCCTGAAAGAAAACCAGCAATAAATTATACGAGTAGAGATTTTACAACCATAAAGACTGACTTGGTTAATTATGCGAGAAGGTACTATCCTGACTCATTTAAAGATTTTACTGTAAATTCATTTGGTTCCTTAATGTTGGATACCGTGTCTTACGTTGGTGACATTCTTTCTTTTTACTTGGATTATCAAGTTAATGAGACTTTTCTTTCAACTGCTACAGATTATGATAACGTGTTGAAAATATCTCGACAACTTGGATTAAAACCAAATCTAGCACCGGCATCTTTCGGTTTTTTAACTTTTTTTATATTAGTACCGGCAACAAACAACGGCAGTCCAGATTTTGATTACGCCCCAATATTAAAATCAAATAGTCAATTTAGAAGCGCAGGCGGCAAAACGTTTACTTTGTTAGAAGACGTAAACTTTAAAGATTCCCAATCAAATGAAATAGTTGTTGGTGAAGTTGACAATGATACAGGGGTACCAATTTCTTTTGCAGTTAGAGCTAGAGGTCAGGCAATATCAGGAGAACTTGCAGTCCATCAGGCAAGAATTGGAGAGTTTGCAAAGTTTCAAAAAATCGAGGTACCGGGACAAAACATAACAGAAATTGTTTCTGTTATAGATTCAGATGGAAATCCTTATTTTGAGGTTGATTACTTATCTCAAAACACAATATACGTACCAGTAATAAATTCTGGTGAGGATAGTTCTACAGTGCCGAATATACTTAAACCGGTTGCAGTTCCAAGAAGATTCACGGTTATACAAGAAAGAGATAGTGTATTTTTACAATTCGGTTTTGGAAAGAATGAAGGGGTCGAAGAGGTTTTAGATCCTAGTAACATCTTAACGAAGACGCATGGAAAAAACTATATAACAGATGACTCTTTTGATCCTGCTTCTCTCATAAAAACAGATAGTTTGGGTATATCCCCAAACAACACACTACTGACAATTGTTTATAGAATAAACGATTCTACTGCAACTAACACGGGTATTGGAACAATTACTAGCGTCGTGGATCCAATATTTTCTTTTGAAAGTCAAACTAGTTTAAACGCCAGTTCAGTATCTTCAGTTAGGAATAGTCTGGAAGTTATAAATGAGGAACCGTTTGTTGGAGGTGATGCACTGCCCACTTCTGATGAATTAAAGCAGAGAGCTTATGGTGTGTACTCAATGCAAAATCGAATTGTCACGAAAGAAGATTTCATAACGGCAGCATACAACATGCCACCAAGTTTCGGTTCCATAAAGAAAGTCAATGTGTATCAAGATTCAGACAGTTTTAACCAAAGAAACATAAATCTATTTGTTTTATCACAAGATAATTTAGGTAATTTACAAAAAGCAAATAGTACTGTAAAAAGTAACTTAAAAACTTATCTAAGTAGACTTAAAATGATGAATGACACAATTGACATTTTAGATGCTAATATAATAAATTTACAAATAAACTATAAAGTTGCTGGGTTTTCAGACGCAAGTAAATATTCTGTTTTAGATTCAGCAAAAGAAAGTTTAGCAAATTTCTTTCAAAGCAGAAAAAACTTTGATATTGGTGAACCATTTAGTATTACAGATGTGTTTTCAGTTTTAAAAAATTCACCTTTGGTTTTAGATGTTTTAGAAGTAGATGTAACTGTGCAAAGTGGACCTGATTATTCTAGTAGTAATTTTTCTACTATTTTAAACAAAACTAGAGACGGAAGAAAAATAAATTGTCCACCAGACTCTATCTTTGAAATTAAATTTCCAAATACGGACATTGTAGGGACTATTCAATAATGGCTATTAAAAGATATTATGCTACAAAAGACAATACAATAACAAATGCATTCAAATCAAATCTATCCATTCGCGGCGTCAGCGGTAACATGGGTCAATCTGATATTCTTGAAGTTTTTAGTATTTATGGACAGGTAAGTTCAAGTTCTGGACTGTCCTCTGAACTCGCACGTTTATTGATACAATTTGATACTACAGCAATAAATAGTGATAGAACTAGTGGTGTTATACCTGCTTCTGGAAATGTTAATTTCTTTTTAACCATGTATGATGCAGAGCACACACAAACTACACCAAGAAACTACACATTGGTAGTTCAACCAATATCTCAATCTTGGAATGAAGGTCTTGGTTTGGATATGGAGGAATACACAGATTTAGATGCGTCAAACTATCTTTCTGCTTCCAGCGGTGTCCCTTGGGCAGAAAATTCAGGAAGGTCAACCGCTCTGATAACGGTGACGAGTCACGGATCGGTAGGCAATAACGAAACCTTTGTCTTGGTAGATGCCGCTGGGGTTTCTACAACATACCAATTTAAATCTGCTGTGCCTTTCGGTTCAC